TTAAAAAATATTATCTAAAGTCTTTACAAGCCTATCTTCCATGTCTTTAGTCGTATGAGAATATATCTCGAGCGTCATTTTTGCGTTTGCGTGACCGACGCGATCCATGATTGACTTGATAGGAAGCCCGGCTTCTGCTAGATAAGAAATATGAGAATGTCTAAAAACATGGCTTGACAGATTTTTTTCTATCCCGGCAATCGCGCCGTATTTTTTTATAATCTGACTAAAAGTTGGTAACGTTATCGGGCTATTCCAAACGTCAAAACAGAAAATATAATCATCATCTGTTAGTGGTTGAAAGCGTTCCGTAAGTCGTATTATTTGACGCTTAATAGCTTCGAGTGCTGCTTCCGAAACTTTAATATTCCGGATTGATTTTCTTGTCTTTGGGATTGTTTTAATCTTATGGATTGAATCAAAATTTCCGGCTATTTCGATTTTTTTATTTTGGAAGTCGATATTTTTTAACTGAAGGGCTACAAGTTCGCCATAGCGCATACCGGTAAGAGCTAGAACGAGGACCATATCCCCGTATTTTTGATTGTAAACTTTACTATTTAATGAATCGATCAGTTTTTTTATTTCTTCCATTGTAAGAAATTTTTCGCGTTTTTGCTCTATTTCTTCGATTGTTTCTGGCGGTTTAGGAACGTTTGTAAAGTTCACCTCGTTATTATCGATATAAGAATAGTTAAGAGCGTACTCAAAAATATTTTTTAGTCTGATACGGACTCGAGTCGCTGTTTGATAAGATTTTTCTTCTAATATTTTATCAAGTTTTTCTTGAATGAAACGTCTATCTATATTTACTAAAAGAATATCATTATTTATTTCTTTTTTTATAATATTATCGACGAATAAATAAGTATGTTTTGTTGATTCTTTGACCGTTTTTTCCCATTGTCGATAGAAAAGATTATATATTTCCCCAAAAGTTACGCTTTTTGCGTTATTCGTTTTTATTTTTTTATTTATTTTCTCTTGTAAAAGTAACGCAGCTTGATTTTTTGCTTGTGGCGTTTTCTTTTCCATTGTGACCGATACTTTTTTCAATTTCTCGGTATATGGATCTTTATAACGCTCGAAAAATTTATATTTTCCGTTCGGTAAGTCTTCAATCCACATTTTATTTGTACCTCATTACTTTTTCAGAACGTGGTTTTTTTATTGAAAGAATCTTTCCACGTTATCCGCTTGCGCTTGAGTCAATTTAGTCGAAATAGTTTTTATTTCACCAGTATTTACATTTCTAAGAGAAATAGAAGCAGCGCCCGGTTTTTCTTCTTGAGTAGTAACGGACGTAGAATTGATAGTGCCTTTTTTCTTTCCTGAAGCGCCTACCATTCCTCCGACGATTGTCCCAAGTCCGGGAGCTATAACCGTACCTATCGCAGCACCAGTAAGCGTACTAGCTTTCTTGCCTTTTTGTTTTGTTTCTCCCGTGGTTGTTGTATGCTCGATGATTTTAGAGCCGGAAAAATTAAAGTTTTCAAATTCATAAAGTACGGGAGTTTCTGAGTATAAACCGATATAATATTGGCCGTCAACTGTTTTTCTGATAGTAGCAGCGCTAGAGAATTGATTACTTGCTGGCAAGGTTATTTTTGTTTCTAGCGCTGCTTTTTTTCTCATATCATTAGCTTTATTAAGGCCTTCCGCTGTTTTATCGATTGCGTTTTTGGTTAATTCTTTTATTTTATTAAAGTCCATTGTTTAATCCTTTTTTCTTGGATTTTAAATCCATTTATTAAATAACTATTTTAATAATGCCTGATATTCTTCCTTAACCATTACCTCGTCAGTAGTGGTTTTTAAATTATAAAATTTCATGAAGTCAAGATAATTAAATTCAGACGGATTTTCTAATTGATCTAAAGCGTCCACCAGTAAATGATGTATCATGTTTCTATCAGCTTCATTTTCGCATTTAATCTTAGCGTTTCTATATTCTGCTTCCGTATGGTCTATATGACCTAACTCATGCAGTATAACTTGTTTTTGTTTCTCAGGCGCTAGATTTTTACTCACGAAAACTACTTTTATTTCATCAATATAGATACCATTTCTATTCCACAAATCATTGTCGAAGTATTCAATCTTGACACCATATTTTTTACAAATATCTTCAATACTCATTGTCTTCCTTTGAGATATATCTCAATAATATTCTGGATAGCTTCAATGTCTTCTTCATTTAACGGCTTACCGTCAAATGTTTTAGCATTTTCAGCCATCTTTCGTAGGTCTGAATCTGTATATATTTTTGAATCTACTGAAGTTTCATCACTCCATCCCATGAGTTCAGCGGGAGAAATGCGCAACTTATCAGCAATCTTTTTTAAAACTTCCGGCCCTACTTTTTCTATATCGCCTTTTTCATAACGAAATATAGTAGAACGTGAAACACCTACCGCGTCAGCTAAGTCATCCGCAGAGATTTTTAATTCTTTTCTTCTTAATTTTATTCTTTCTCCGACGTTCATTATTTTTTTCCTCCTATATATTACACCTTAATTTTACACCTTTAGTTTCAAAAACGCAATAAAAAAAGTTTCAAAAATGCGATTTTTTTGTTGACATTTACTTTTTAAGGTGCTATACTTAATTCAACAAGTCGCAGAAATGCGACGGAAAGAAAGGAGAATATATGGTAGATGTTTCAAAATTAAAAGGTAAAATCGTTGAACGCAATACCACGCAAGAGGAACTTGCAAGTAAAATTGGTATTGATAAAAGCACGTTTTACCGCAAAATGAAGCAAAAAGGCAACTTTACAATCAAAGAAGTAAATTTGATTGTATCAACGCTTAATCTTTCCAAAGAGGAAGCTATGTCTATTTTTTTTAGTGAAACAGTCGCATAAGCGCGACAAATAGAAAGGAGGGGTTATGAAAATAAAAAAATATGTTTAGGTGGTTTATTCATAAATAAAAAAAGCACCAGACGAAAATCCGGCGCTTGCTTAAAAAATCTAACTTAATTATACCACAGAAAGGAAAAAATGGAAACAGTTCAAATAGTACGAATAAAAGACGTTATCATCGAGAAGATATCCGCGAATGATAAAGAATTGAAAAATATCTTTGGTTGTACTGAACGACAAGCTGGGGATATGAGAAGGGAAATGAAGAAACTCCCTAGTCAACAAAAACACCTTCGGAATAACGGGCAGCTAGTCACCATTAAAGGGTTCGACGAGTACCTACAATATCGAGGAAGTAAAGAATGGAAAAAGGAATTGAAAAAATGAAGCTATTAGATAAAATCACAAAATGGTTTTTTAAAACCGCTGTCGAAGTCAACGGTGACTGGAAAGAAACTGCACTTATTTTTTCAGAAGAAAACATACGTTTGAGAAAAGAACTAAAATATTGGAAACAAGCATATTCAGACCAAAAGAAAATAAATGAGATCAACGAGGAGAAGAAAAAATGGTAGAACCAAACATAACCGAGCAACTACTCGGAGTCGGAATTATGCTTTTAGGAATTTTCGTCCTTATGCTCTTTACAATGAAGAACGAAAGTAAAGAAGTTGAAGCGACAGAAGAAGTTACAACGGACTTTTACACAATCGCACGAATGAACCTAAAAAAATCTGACAAGCAATTCACTTACGACGTCGAACCTCCTATCGGATTGAACTAGAAAGGGTAGATAATGGTAACAATTAATAAACTTGAAATTGAAAACGTCAAGCGCGTTAAAGCGGTCAAGATTGAACCTTCAGCAAAAGGCTTGACAATCGTCGGTGGTAACAATAATCAAGGAAAAACAAGCGTATTGGACGCGATAGCGTGGGCGTTAGGTGGTAACAAATACAAGCCTTCACAACCACAGCGCGAAGGCTCGACGATTCCGCCAAGTCTTAAAATCACGTTATCGAATGGTCTTATTGTTGAACGCAAGGGCAAAAATAGCGATTTAAAAGTGATTGATCCAAGCGGAAACAAGGCCGGACAGAAATTGCTTGATAGTTTCGTTGAAGAACTAGCGCTTGACCTTCCGAAGTTTATGGAAATGAACGACAAGGAAAAGGCTACAACCTTATTACAAATTATCGGGGTAGGCGATCAATTAGTCCAGCTTGAAATGGAAGAAAAAGCCAAGTATCAAGAGCGTCACGCTATCGGAGTGATCGCAGACCAAAAAGAAAAGTTTGCGAAAGAACAACCATATTATCCAGACGCACCGAAAGAGCTTGTTTCGATTGCGGAGCTTATCCAACAGCAACAAGAAATTTTAGGACGCAATGGCGAAAATGCCCGTAAGCGTCAAAATTTAAACGTTATCGAAAACGATTATAATTTTACTCTTGCAAACGTCCAACGATTAGAAAAAGAGCTTGAAGAAGCTAGAGCGAAAGAGCAAGCACTAGCACAAGACCTTGATATTGCACGAAAAGACGTTTCCGTTTTAGTGGATGAATCCACACAAGAAATTGAAGATAGTATCGCGAATATCGAACAAATTAACTTGAAAGTTCGGGCGAATTTCGACAAAGACAAGGCAGAAGAAGACGCGAAAGTATATCGTGAACAATACCGCGAATTAGACCTTATTATTGAAGGAATTCGCAAGCAAAAAACAGACTTACTCACAAACGCGGACTTACCACTTCCGGGCTTATCGGTGGATGATGGCGAACTCTTATACCTCGGTCAACGTTGGGATAATATGAGCGGTTCGCAACAATTACAAGTCGCGACGGCTATTGTTCGTAAATTGAAACCTGATTGTGGGTTTGTCCTCATTGACAAGCTCGAGCAGATGGACCAGATCACACTCACGGAATTCGGAGCATGGCTTGAAAAAGAAGGATTGCAAGCTATTGCGACAAGAGTTTCAACGGGCGGAGAATGCTCAGTCATTATCGAAGACGGTTACAGTATCAAACCAGATAGTTTTGAAAACGGACTATTAAACGGGGCAACAAATGGCGCACAAGAAACAGTCGCGCCAACTTGGCAAAACGGATTTTAATTAAAGAAAGAAGGAAAACAACTATGAAAAAAACAGAAACATTTATCGTATTTCGCAATAAAGAAACAGGAGATTTTTTAACGAAATACAAAAGTAAAAATGGAGCTCTTGCGTATAGCGCAACTTGGTCGGAAGATCTGCAAGACGCTGCAACGAACAATCTCGAATTATTGGATCGTTACGGCGACAAATTTTCAAAAATGGCGGAAATATTCGGGGGCGAATTGCTTGTCGTAAATGCAACGTATGAGCTCGAAACGCTAGACGGTGAAGAACCGGAATACTTAACCGAAAATATAGAAGAAGCAAAACGCAAACGTCTAGTGAATCTTCTTCATGGACTCTTTTCAGACGACGACGAGGAGGACTAAAAAATGCAAATTACAAGAGGAAGGAAGGCGCGGGCTCAAAAAGTCGTTATCTATGGTCCGGAAGGAATCGGAAAGTCAACTTTTGCAGCACAATTTCCGGAGCCGGTATTCATTGACACGGAAGGCTCGACAGATAACATGGACGTGGCTCGTATGGATAAACCGACAAGCTGGGCCATGTTAAAGAATGAGATCGCGTTTATTAAAGCGAATCCGGACGTTTGCAAAACTCTAGTCATTGATACGATTGACTGGGCGGAGCAGCTAGCTGTTTCTTATGTATGTTCGCAGCACCAAAAAAACGGAATCGAAGATTTTGGATGGGGCAAGGGTTATACATACGTCCAAGAGGAAATAGGGCGCTTGTTAAATAGCTTATCTGAGCTTGTGGATATTGGAATTAACGTTGTCTTAACCGCTCACGCTCAAATTAAAAAGTTCGAGCAACCGGATGAAATGGGAGCGTATGACCGATACGAATTAAAACTCGGACAAAAGACAAGCTCGAAAACAGCCCCGCTTGTCAAAGAATGGGCGGATATGGTCCTATTCGCGAATTATAAGACGTTTATCATGACGACGGACGACGGCAAGAAAAAAGCTCAAGGCGGAGAGCGCGTTATTTATACCAACCATCGCCCCGCATGGGACGCAAAGAATCGTCACGGCTTACCGGATCAATTACCGTTTGATTTTGGAAGTATCGCGCATATCTTCGCAACTCAACAAGTGACACCGCAACCGCAGCCCGAACCAGTACAAACGGAAACGCAACAGCCCGAAATTGCGGAAACACTAAACGCAATCGCGAACGATATTAAACAAGAGCGCGAATATGCTAAACAAGCACAAGAGCAACCGCAAGCAACCGGCTTATTACCACAAGCGCTTATCGATTTAATGACACCGCACAACGTGACAGAAAGCGAATTGCAAGACGTCGCATATATCCGCGGACACTTCCCGATGGGTACGCCAATCGAGAACTTCCCGAGCAATTATTGGGATATGATCGTTGCAAATTGGGACGCTACACTTGAGGTTATTCAAAACCAAGTCCGCGCAAACCCTGAATTACCATTTAACACTAACAATTTATAATTTTTTGAAACAAAAGGAGAAAAACAAAATGACACAACAACAATTTAACAACGTAAACAACTTTGACCGCGAATATGACTGGAACGACACTATCCAGAAGGATTCAGAATTCGTCCTATTGCCTGAAGGATTGTATTATTACACAGTAAAAAGCTATGACCGTGGACGTCACACACCGAACCCGCAAAATCCGGGTAAGTTACCAGCGTGCAACAAGGCAACGATTCACATTTTAGTCGAAGCAAACGAGGGCGATAAAGAACTCACTCACAACCTATTCTTGCATAGCTCAACCGAGGGAATGTTATCTGCTTTCTTTGGTTCAATCGGACAAAAACGCAAAGGCGAACCGCTTCGCATGGATTGGAACGCTATCATCGGTAAAGGCGGAGTATGTAAGGTTGGAATCCGCGAATACAACGGCAATAAATACAATGAAGTAAAAAGCATGATTTACGCGGAAGACGTGGACCATACGAAAGTTTTGAACACGCTACCGGGACAAGCAGCAATGGCTGGATATCAACAACCACAACAAGGATTCCAACAACAACCAACGCAAGGGTTCAATCCCGGTCAATTTTAAGGGGGTATAAATGGAATTACGGCCTTATCAACAAGAGGCGCGGGAAGCCGTTCAGAAGGAATGAACGGAAGGGCGAAAACGAACCCTTCTAGTCCTTCCGACTGGAACGGGGAAAACGGTCGTCTTTTCAAAAATTATTGAAGATCAAGTTAGAGAAGGGAAACGCGTCCTTGTCCTTGCTCACCGCTCCGAATTACTAGACCAAGCAAGCGATAAGCTCAAGACCGCGACGGGACTCGGTACGGCACTAGAAAAAGCGGAGAATACCTCGATTGGTTCATGGTATCGAGTTGTTGTCGGTTCGGTTCAAACAATGCAGCGGGAGAAACGCTTGAATCAATTCCCGCCTGACTGGTTTGACGTGATTGTGGTCGATGAAGCTCACCACGCTATATCAGACGGATATCAGAAAGTTTTAAACTATTTTAAAGATTCGGAAGTTCTGGGAGTGACGGCTACACCGGATCGGGGAGATATGAAGAACCTCGGCTCATACTTCGACAGTCTAGCTTATGAATACTCACTAGTACAAGCAATTAAAGACGGGTATCTTTCTAAAATTAAAGCCTTAACAATTCCGATTGACCTTGACTTGTCGAGTGTTTCAATGTCCGCGGGTGATTTTAAAGCTAGCGACGTCGGAACGGCACTCGATCCATATCTAGTACAAATTGCGGATGAAATGGCTGAATATTGCAAGGATAGGAAAACAGTCGTATTTCTTCCACTTGTAAAGACTAGCCAAAAATTCCGCGATATCTTAAACGAACGGGGCTTTAAAGCTGCTGAAGTGAACGGCGAATCGAAAGACCGAGCGGAGGTGCTCGAAGACTTTGAAAAGGGACGATATAACGTTCTATGTAACTCTATGCTTTTAACGGAAGGCTGGGATTGCCCTTCAGTCGATTGCGTGGTGGTATTAAGACCGACAAAAGTTCGGGCGCTCTATTCGCAGATGGTAGGACGTGGAACGCGTCTATTTCCCGGAAAAGACGAGCTTCTATTGCTAGACTTTTTATGGCACACAGAACGGCACGAACTTTGTCGCCCGGCTCACTTAATTTGTGAAAGTCCGGAAGTGACTAAAAAAATGGTCGAAAACATGGAAGAAGAAACGGGCGTCGTGCTTGATCTCGAGGCTATGGAAGCTAAGAGCGCTGAAGACGTCGTGGCAGAACGCGAAGAAGCACTTGCGAAACAACTTGCGGAAATGAGAAAACGGAAACGAAAACTTGTTGATCCGCTTCAATTTGAAATGTCAATTCATGCCGAAGACCTTTCGAGCTATGTCCCTAGTTTTGGGTGGGAAATGTCCCCACCTTCAGAAAAACAACTCCGAGCACTCGAAAAGTACGGTATTTTTACCGAAGAAGTTGGGAATGCTGGAAAAGCTAACTTATTACTTGACCGTTTGAATAAACGTCAAAGTGAGGGGCTGACTACACCGAAACAAATTCGCTTCCTTGAAAGTCGAGGCTTTAAAAACGTCGGAATGTGGTCGTTTGAAAGTGCTAGAAATATGATTGACCGAATAGCAGCGAACGGGTGGAGATTACCAAGAGGCATCGTTGCAAGGGAATACATACCAAGTTAATAAATGGAAAGAAAGGGTAAAATGAACAACGAAAGAGAATTTGACTTGTTGCCATTATTAGAGCATATCAACCCGGCCATTTTATCCTATCAAGAATGGATAAACGTCGGGATGGCTCTAAAACATGAAGGATATACCGCGTCAGATTGGGATAATTGGTCCTTACGAGATCCGGCAAGGTATCGTAAATTTGAATGTTTCAAGAAATGGGACACTTTCAACGAACAAGCCGGCTCAATTGTAACGGGTGGGACAATCGTCCAACTTGCAAAAGATCACGGGTGGGTGAATCCGTACTCAAGCGATAGCGAAGGCGCTCACGAATTAGACTGGAACGATACCATTGATAGAGATTATCGCGTCATTGATAAAAACTGGATTGAGGGTAAAGAGATTCATGAGCCTACTGTTTGGAATCCAGTCCAAGAAATTATCCGATACCTCGAGGCCTTGTTTGAATCGTCCGAAAATGTCGGATATGTCACGGAAAGCTATCCAAAAGTAAACGACGAAACGGGCGAAATTGAAAAATGGCTTCCGACTAAGGGGGCTTATGACCGGACAGCCGGACAGTTAATTGAAGCTCTTAGTAAATGTAACGGCGATATCGGGGCAGTCCTCGGAGATTATCACCAAGAAGCCGGCGCGTGGATTCGTTTCAACCCGCTCGATGGTAAGGGCGCAAAAAACGAAAACGTAACTGACTACCGATATGCACTTGTTGAATCGGATAGCATGAGCGTAGAAAAGCAAAATGCTATCTATAAAGAACTTGAGCTTCCTATCGCTGCTCTTGTGTATAGTGGGAACAAGTCCTTACACGCTATCGTGAAGGTGGACGCGGGCAATTATGACGAATACCGAAAACGCGTTGACTACTTATATAAGATATGTCAAAAGAACGGAATATCAGTCGATACGCAAAACCGCAATCCGTCGCGCTTGTCCCGTATGCCGGGCTTCGAGCGAAACGGACAAAAGCAATTTTTAGTTGATACCAATATCGGAAAAAGAAATTGGGAAGAATGGTATCAGTATATCGAAGACTTAAACGACGACTTACCAGATCCGGAAGGGCTGGTGGATAGCTGGGATAATCTTCCAGAGCTTGCCCCTGAATTAATTGAAGGCGTCCTTAGACAAGGCCATAAAATGCTGATAGCTGGGCCATCGAAGGCTGGGAAGTCGTTTAGCTTAATTGAAATGTCAATCGCAATCGCTGAAGGCCGAAAGTGGCTGAATTGGAATTGTACGCAAGGAAAAGTTTTATACGTCAATCTTGAGCTAGACCGCGCTTCATGTCTTCATAGATTCCGCGACGTTTACGAGGCTATGGGATTGCAAGCGAACAACCTACAAAATATCGATATCTGGAATCTTCGCGGTAAGACCGTACCGATGGATAAGCTAGCTCCGAAATTAATTCGTCGTTCACTCAAAAAGAATTATATCGCGGTTATCATTGATCCGATTTATAAAGTCCTTACGGGTGACGAAAACAGCGCGGACCAGATGGCACACTTTACTAATCAGTTTGACAAAGTAGCGACAGAGCTCGGGTGCTCGGTGATTTATTGCCATCACCACTCGAAAGGTTCTCAGAGTGGTAAAAAGTCAATGGATCGTGCTAGTGGTTCGGGAGTGTTTGCTCGAGATCCTGACGCGTTGATTGACTTAGTGGAACTAGAAGTCACAGAAGAATTATACACGCAACGGATCAATCATACGGCTTGCAGAATTTACAAAGAAGCATTACAAGAAAAAAATAATACATATTATCAACAATATGTAAGTCTTGACGATTTATATAACGCTAGCAGCATGAGAGCACACTTTGAAAAAGGAATTCAAGACGTGTTAGAACGTGCTCCGTACGTAGATAAAATAAATGACACACGTCGAGCGATTGAGATATCGACAGCGTGGCGCGTTGAAGGTACGCTTCGAGAGTTCGCGAAGTTTAAACCGGTGAATATGTGGTTCTCTTATCCGGTGCATTTCTTAGACGATTCGGGCGTGCTTGCGGATATTCAACTTGAGGAAACGACTCCTAATTGGAAAAAGAATTTAGATAGTCAAAAAGCTAACGAGAAGAAAAAGAAGTCCGCTGATGAAAAATTCACGACGGCTATGGATGTATTATTTGACGGAATCAACCCCGTCGAATTGAGTGAAATGGTGGAATATTTTTCAACCGAAGATAAACCGGTTAGTGAAAAAACAATCCGAAGATGGGTAAAAAATAATGGTGATTTTGAAGTCAAAAATAATCAAATTTTACCTAAAAATGAGTCAGGGACAAATTAGGGACAAGGACAAACCCGAGGGACAAACCCGAAAATGTCCTTCGGGAATGTCCCTGACTCTCAAGGACAAACCCGAAAATGTCCCTATGTCCCTAGAACGTCAATAAGGACAAGGACAAACCCGAAAATGTCCCTAAGAAATCTTACAACCATGCGGATTTGAGGCTCTAGGGACAAACCCGAGAAACTCAGGGACAAAATGAGGGACAGAATTCTTCTCTCTTCGAGAAGAAGAATTTAAGAAATGTCCCTGAAGGTCCATGGGTACATGAACAGGAACAAGGGGGCTATGCATCCGCCCCTTGTAACCCTGTAACCATGTCCCCTGACATGGACTAAGCGCGTATGGAAAAGCTAAAATAAAAAACTAAAAAGAAAAGGTAGAATATGAAAGTAAAATTTTTTAAGTCGAACGTGAGATTCTTTTCACAATTTGAAACGGAAGTCAATCTTTTTTTGGAATGGCTCGAAAAAGAGAAAATGGTTTGGGTTAATACCGAGATCAAAACTTTAGGTGAAGATGTCATGATATTTGTTTTTTACGAGGACGAATAATATGATTGAATTCTTTTTACCGATGGAAAAAATTCCAACAACGACACACCAGCAAAAAAAGGTAAACGTCCGAAATGGTAAGCCGATATTTTATGAACCGGTGGAGCTGCAAAACGCAAGAGCAAAATTTGAAAGTCTTCTATCGCGACACGTTCCCCCGGATAAAATTCAAGGCGCAGTTCGTCTAACCGTCAAATGGTGCTTTCCGATGATAAAAGGAACATACGACGGGCAATATAAAACGACGAAACCAGACACGGATAATTTACAAAAACTATTTAAAGATTGCATGACAAAAGTCGGATATTGGAAAGACGACGCTCAAGTGACTAGCGAAATTTCTGAAAAGTTCTGGGCGAAGATTGTCGGGATCTATGTAAGAGTGGAGGAATGGAACGATGAATTACATACATTTCTTTAGCGTGGAAGTTCCGGAGTGGATGGCTAGAAGTAACCAGATGGCGCAACTAGCCGGATTCGGTTCGGACCGATATTGGCATTGGGTGACGTCCTCGATTGCTGAAATTTGTAAAAAGTACAATGATAACGATCTAGTCGTACAGCAATTCGGGCTCTTGTTTGAATGGTTAGAAGCTCAAGCGGAAGGAGCGAAAACATGAAAGAAAAAACTTATTTTGAAATTTTGGAAGAAATGGAAAAAAATAACGAATCTAAAACGCGAATTGATCTCGGCGAAAAATGTTTAAACGCCATAAAAAGATTAGAAAAAAATAAAGACATTACAGCTGTTAATAATTTAGTCAAAATCAATGACGAAAATTATGATATCTGTATCACAAGATGGAAGGGTTCAGAAAATGGGACTAGTGAAATATGACAACGAGCAAAAAAAACGCTTTCGGGAAAATCTGAAAAAATTCACAGAGGAACAAGGGATTACAAAAACAGACTTAGCAGACAAGCTCGGGTATGCTTACAATACAGTTATTTCATGGTTCAGAGGCACACGCTTACCGAGTCAATTCGGAATCGAAACTCTTTGTGATTTTTTCAAGGTGACAGATGTCGAATTGCTGGGCTCACCGATGAAAGTCCGTACTTTTGCATATTACCGAAAAGACGAGCTAACAGCAGTCGGTAGTTTACAAGAAATCGCAGACCAGACCGGAGCGAATATTCGGACGTTAAGGAGCTTGATCGCTACAACGAAAAATGAAAAGAAGACACGGGGTACGTATATCATAGAGATTGAAGACGAAACGCGTTATACAGTCGAGTTTAAACAGACGTTTACAATCGATGAAATTAAAGCGAAAAATCTCGAGTGGTTACTGGATAACCCAATGGTTGAATTAAAGGAAGTGACGGAATGAATAAACAGGAATTGATAGATTATTGTAATGCCATAAAAGAAAATAAAAGTCAAATTATAAATTGTATTGATGTAAACGGAATTATCAAAAAAATCGAACAACTAGACGAACCCGAAAAAGTGAAAGTTCCGCAGTTTGTGGCGGATTGGATTGCCAATGTAAAAAGAAATGGTTTTAAATTCAGAAATTCTTCAAGATTCCATGAAGAAATAGTATCAAGTGATGATGTGTATCGTGTTATGTATTACATTTTAAGAGAAGGCATTGCAGGGGAAACTATAAGAATCTGGGTTAATGCGAATAGAGACGCTTTCGCTCGTGCATGGCTTGACGGCTGCGAGGTCGAGAAAGGGAAGCGGTATTGGGTGAAACTAAAAGCAGTAGATCAGTATCTTGTAAGTGCTAAAGATGAAAAATTCTTGGGATTTTTACAAAGCAAATTAAGAAGCAAATTCACCCAAAAAGAATTAGAAGACTTAGGCTTCGGTTGGGTTTTCGATTGCGAAGGTATTGAGGTCTTGGAGGTGGAGTGATGGACGAGCAAAACATCTTAGAAACTCAGTTGGTTTTCGGAAAGCAAGTTTTAGAGATTATCTTTGATTTATTGAAAGATAAAACAAAAACTGGGGCAGTTTTGCCTTTTAAGATAAATGATCGTGGTTTTACTATCACGATTGAAAAGGAGGTGGAAGAATGAAGCCGACTAACAAGACGGAAGAAACAGAATTAGAATATCTTGAGCGTATGCTTGAGGAATTACCAAAATACCCGAACCCTTTATTAAGTCACGCAATGGCTTATGTAAACCTTAGAATTATGCATTTAAAAAAGGAGGTCACAGAATGATAAAGTTTAGAGCGTGGCACAAAAGTTGGAAAGAATTTGGGAAAGTCGGGAAAATAAGCTTTGATGATGAAGAAGATGTATATACTGTACTTTTTAAAGGGAAATTTATATTTGAAAATTTACAAAAAAATGAAGTTATCCTCATGCAATCAACAGGACTAAAAGATAAGAAAGCTCAAGAAATATTTGAGGGGGATGTCATCAAAAGAGATGGTATAAAAAGACCAGAAGTGGTTAGATTTGGTCAGTGGGTTGGAGTAGACAGCCTAGGATATAAAGAGCAATATATTGGTTTTTATTTTGAGTCAGAACACGAGGGACAAGAATGGTTGCATTCTGTTGAACCTCAATTCAATCATCTATACAAAGTCATTGGCAACATCTACGAAAATCCAGAGCTTTTGGAGGTGGAGTGATGTTTGTTATATTTCGGAATGATTCAGAGGGTCGTTTAATAAATATCAATCAAATAAATGCAATTTATGAAGATAAATTTAGCGAAAATCCACGCTTTCGTATTGAATATTCTAAAGGTTTGTTTAGTTTTGATTCGATAGAATGGAATAATTTTTCCAGAAAAATTAAAACATTAGATGATGTCTTGAATACATTAAAACTTTTTAAAAAGTTAGATAAAGAGGTGGAGTGATGTCACTAAATAAAAAACGAAAACGATTGATTATGAAGTTTCGTAGAATGTATAACAGTCACCCAATAGGCATTAAAATCAGCACAGATGGAGGAAATACTTTTACAGCAATGGGAATAATTGTTGAAACTTTTATTCCAGTCGCTAGTGTTGTAAAATCTGGAAACATTAATGCAAGTAAATTACAATCTGATGAAGTTAATTTTAGAAACTTTGAAATAACTATTAGTCAGGGATTTACCAAAGAAGAATTCAACAAATTGAATGGTGGTGTTTTATGATGATGAAACGCTTCTTAATTGCCTATTGCCTATTATCTACTTGCCTACTGTTTATGCAGCGGTCAATTAAAGTCACGCAAGTACAGACCTTGCTTGTTTATCATGCTGATAATAAAGGATCAGAAATAAAAGGAATCGTAAGCGACAAGAAAAAAATAGGCAGCTTATACACGATAACGATAAATGATAATGTTTTTGTGGTAAGTGAACGAAAATATCAAGAAATAAAAATCGGGGACGAGGTGAAACTTTGAAAGTTTGGATTGTGAGAAAATACTTGAAGACTACAAGGATGGAATATAATCGAACGTCACCGTTTGAGGAAGTCGAATTTCAAACGAAAGAAGAAGCGATTGCTTATAGAGAATCACAAAAGAAAGGCGTCTTCGATGTCTATCAAAAAGAATTTAAAAAGCTATCTGGCTAGAAAGGTGGGAAGTTTGAGAATTGAAACACGATACGGATATTTAATAGACGCGCTTAGACGCTATCCCTTCGATAAAGAAATAAAAGAACGTATCGAAGAAATTACTTTCCCGTATCAAAATTTTGATGAAAACTGGTATATTAAAAGCAAGACTGCAAAGAATACTCCCGAAGCCTTGAAAAATGTCATTATGAAAGAGAATGATCCGGAATTGATTCGACTCTATACGCTGGCACAAGCGATTGAAGAATACAAGGCGGAGTGCGGGGTTACAAATTGGGAAGCAATCAAGGCTCTTTATGTGACACGAACAAAGAACGTTGAAGGAGTGGCGCTTGAGCTCTTTATGTCAAAAAATTCGGTCTATCGTCATATTATCAAACCTTTTTTTGAAGGACTAGAAAAGAAATATACAAGTATTTTTTTAAAAAGTCGCTAAAAGTTGGGAAAAATGCACGAAAAAAGGTGATAAAATTGTATTATCAGGAGAAAAACGAAAAGAACTTTTTGAAGCGCAATTAAGCGCTTCTTCCGCGGACGAAAGGTTTAATGGATTCCTTTGTATTTAATCGTTTTTTACCAAACAGAAAAGTAGTTGCATATCTTCCTTTGATTTAATTTTATTTTTTAATTTTATGTTTTCAGGCGGTTCGATTCCGCCCGTCCGCTTCGACAAGGTTTTTCATGAGTTTTCCTTGTCAACCTTTCCATTCTACTCGACAGCCCTTTTTGGGGCTGTTTTTTATCGCTAAAAAATACCGACGAAAGGGGGTGCGTTGTGATGGGATGACGGAAAAACAACAGAAATTTGCAGATGAATATATCATTTCGCTCAATGCTACGCAAGCATATAAAAAGGCTTATCCGAGCGTTAAGAAGGACGCAGCAGCTCGAGCGAGTGCAAGCCAACTCCTAACAAACCCTAACGTAAAGGCTTATATAGACGAGAGACTCGAGAAATTGAAGTCGGAACGTGTCGCGGATCAGCAAGAGGTCCTCGAATTCCTAACGGCTGTTATGCGTGGCGAAGTGACCGAGCCCCTTTTGGTTTTGAATGGCGAAGGCACTCAAAAAGTCGTGAGCGCCGTCCCGAACGTATCAACGCGACGAAGTGCGGCGGTTGATCTCGGGAAACGATTTGGACTATTTGTCGATAAGCAAGAGATCACTCAACGGACAATTGAAATAAAAGTGGGTGAGTGGGATGACGACGACTAAACCAAGAATAAAAATAGAATTCAATTATCCGAGTCGTGTTTTCAATAAGCATATCTATGACAAACTGACAGACTATGATACTTTCACAGAGGTACACTATGGCGGTGCTTCTAGTGGTAAGAGTCACGGAGTGATCCAAAAGGTTGTATTCAAAGCGTGTCAAGACTGGAAGTATCCACGGAAAGTCTTGTTCCTTCGTAAAGTCGGAGCGACGGTGTACGACTCAATATTCGAGGATGTGAAGCAATGTTTGGAAAAATGGAAGTTGCTTGACAAGTGCAAAGTAAATAATTCAGCATATCGGATTGAGCTCCCAAACGGGGCTCAATTTATTTTTAAAGGGTTGGACAATCCGGAGAAAATCAAGTCCATCAAGGGCATTTCTGACGTTGTGATGGAAGAAGCCTCGGAATTCACGCTTGACGACTATACACAGTTGACGCTACGCCTTCGGGATAAGAAACACAAAAAAAGACAGATCTTCTTAATGTTTAACCCGGTATCAAAAGTCAATTGGGTATATAATGCATTTTTTGTTAAAAAGCCAAAAAATACAGTTGTTTATCATACTTCATACAAAGACAATCGCTTTCTTGATGAAGTCGCAAAAGAGAATATCGAGGAGCTAGCAAACAGAAATGAAGCGTATTATAAGATTTACGCTTTAGGAGAGTTTGCAACGCTTGACAAGTTAGTCTTTCCAAAATACGAGAAGCGTCTTCTTAACCCGTCCGAGTGGGATCACTTGCCGGCTTATTTCGGTTTGGACTATGGATTCATCAATGACCCGAGCGCGTTCTTACACGTCCGAATAGACGATCAGAATCGCAAGCTATACGTCGTTGAGGAATACGTCCGAAAAGGGCTAACGAATGACAAGATTGCGGAGGCTATAAAGTCTCTCGGTTATGCGAAAGAGCCAATCCGAGCCGATTCAGCGGAAAAGAAATCGAATCAAGAGCTCCGAAATTCAGGAATCCCTCGAGTTATCGACGTACAGAAAGGCCCGGGGTCAGTTATGCAAGGTATTCAATACTTACTTCAGTATGATTGGATAGTAGACGAAAGGTGCGTTAAGTTGATTGAAGAACTTGAAAATTACACTTGGAAGAAAGACAAAAAGACAAACGAATACATTAACGAACCAGTCGATTCATATAACCATTGTATCGACGCGATTCGGTACGCGTTACAAGATCGTATCTTGCAAAGTAAGTCAGTACAAGAACGAATGAAGAACGCGTCATATTACTTTGGGAGGTAAAATTGGTTACTAATTTTTTAAAAGGGACGCGCTTCGGAGATCATGCGAACGATCATTTTTTTATGATGACCGAAGACTTCGCGGTCATCGATTATGCGTCTAGCGTATGGATCGAACAATTGAAGCGATACGTCAACCGGCACAAGAAAGAGCAATTGCCGCGTTTGCAAGAGCTCAAGCGCTATTACAAGGGCGATAATAATATCAAGTATCGACCAGACAAGGAAGACTCTACAGCAGCAGACAACCGTATCTCGAGTGATTTCGCGAAATATATCACCATGTTTGAACAAGGCTATATGTTGGGGAATCCGGTCGAGTATAAGAATGAAGACGACGTGGTGCTTGAGAATATCAAGGCTTTCTCCGCTAAAAACAACGAGAAGAAACACAATTCGTCGATTAAGAAGGATCTTTGCGTCTATGGTCGGGCCTATGAGCTTTTGACCGTCACAGAACGCGATCGTGTCGCTTGGGTAAAACTGTACAAGTTGAGCCCCGAGCAAACGTTCGTCATATATGACGATACTTACGAGCAGAATTCGCTGATGGGTGTCAATTATTACGACGTTGACTATGGAGACGCGAAACGAAAGACAATCATCAAAGTATATACAGCCGATCGTGTCTATACTTACGAGTGGAGCTCGCAGAAGAGCGACGGGATGAAACTCAAAGACGAGCAAGAGCACTTCTTCCACGGTGTACCAGTCAATGAGTACAGCAACAACGAAGAGCGCCTCGGATCGTATGAGTCAGTATTGGACAATATCGACGCTTACGACTTGTCACAGTCAGAGCTCGCCAACTTCCAACAAAATAGCAATGACGCGATTTTGTTGATTAAAGGCAACCCGTACACGGGAGCAGATGAGAAGGACTTTTTCGATGACGGTCGAATCAATCCAAACGGTCGCCTTGGGGTGTCTATGGCATACAAGCGCGCTCAAGTGCTTATTTTGGACGATAACCCGAATCCGGGGGGATCAGCACCAGACGCAAGCTATCTCATTAAAGAATATGATAGCAAGGGGGCGGAAGCGTACAAAGAGCGTCTAGTGAATGATATCTTGCGGTTTACGTTCACGCCTAACACGTTGGACAGCAACTTTGGAGGCGTTCAATCGGGCGAGTCCATGAAATATAAATTGATGGCTGCTGACAATTATCGCGAGCAACAACAAGATCTCTTTGAAGCGGGGCTTATACGTCGCTTACGTCTAGCGGTGAATATTTGGAAAATCCAAGGGAACGAAAGCACGGCTTACGAACTTATCAATGAGACCGCGATCGTATTCCGTCCGAATATTCCGCAAAACGAAAAAGAGATTGTCGAAATGGTCCGCACACTCTATGGAATCGTGAGTGAGCAAACAATCTTCGAGATTTTGAATCAAGTGACCGGAATTGACGCGGAAGTCGAGCTCGAGCGTTTGAAAGATGAAACAAAAGAACAACTCGAAGTCTTGCCAAGGTTCGGAAAGCACGAAGAAAACGGAGAGGTGACAGATGACGAACAAATTGAAGAATCTGAAAATCCTCGAGGATCATGACCGCTATTGGACAGGCCGAGCCCGTGAGATTTTCGAATATGTCGATCGGAAAGATATAAATTTCTTTGCTGAAATGGAAAAAATCTATCGTGAGCAATCCGTGAGCCTTCAAAGGTCAGTATTTGATTTTTATACACGATTCGCGGAGGACCACGAGATTACTTATCAAGACGCAATGAATCGTCTCCGCGGTGAGGACTTGAGCGATTATGCAGAAAATGCTAAACGGTATCGCGAACAAGCGGAGAAAGATCCCGAGCTCTTGCGACGTTTAAACGAGCAATACGCGTCAGCTCGGGCGGTGCGTCTCCAAGTGCTCAATTCAGAGGCCGTTTATCGGGCTGGTGTACTAGCGGGCGCATTGCATAAGAGCTTCGAGAAATATCTCTATGATGTGGCAGAATACGCTTATCGTAAATCAGTCGGCGGGCGTGCGGGCGCAATCAACCGTCCAGCGTTTGAAGAAGTTATCAAGACACCATTCAACGGCCGGAACTATTCCGAGCAACTTTGGGGGAATACTGACACGCTAGCAGATAGCTTGAAGAAGGTTTTCCGTCAAGGCTTCATTCGTGGCGATAGTCCCCATGAAATGGCGCGAGAAATACGAAAAGAATTCAATGTGGCACGCTCGAGGGCTGAAACGCTTGTCCGAACGGACGCGACAGCAATCATAAACCGCGCAACTATAAAACGATATAAACGTGAAGGTTTGAAATACTATCGGATTTTAGTCGTTTTAGACAATCGGACGACTCAAATTTGTCGACGAATTGCACAAGAGGACAAATTATATAAACTAGAGGACGCGCAAGTCGGGGTAAATATGCCCCCGTTCCATTATAATTGTCGCTCTACTATTATGCCGGATGAAGGAGAATTGAACGGTGAAGGAGAGGAAAACAGACCTGAAGACGATAGCGATAAATCAAAAGCGCTTTTTAGAAATAAAGATTCAAATAAGCGACGCCCGATAAATATAGAAAGACAAAATCGTTTGACTAGAGATTTTAGACAAAACGGAGGTGTAATTTTCCAAAGTCCAGTAGGAGACCAATATCTGAAGAAAATTGGCGCGGCTGCTGTAAATTACAACGAGAAAACTATTATATTGCATACCAAACCGACAATTTCAGAAGTGTTGGAAGAATTATATCATGCAGAACAGTATAGAAACGGGAAAATTGATCCAAACGATAATATTAGTAAAATAAAAGCTGAAATAGACGCGCAAAACTATTTACTTTCGGTAGAAAAGAGGTATAATATACCTAGAAACGAAAGCGAACAAACAAAGAAGAATCTGAAGTATTGGAAGGAGAAGCTGAAAAAATATGAAGATTAAACATATTTTACAATTACCATTCGGGACGTCTGTTAATTTAGACAAAAATGTCCCCGAATCCGGAGTAGTAGGCAAGTTTTTGACCGTTGATTTCGAAAATTACTATAAAGTCATGGGAACTCCAACAAACATTTTTTCAGAGGTCTTGATTTCAAAAGCGGAAACGCTGAGGGAAGGTCAAAAAGTTTATTTTGTATAAAATAAGCACTTAGATAATAATCTAGGTGCTTTTCTTTTGCTCAAAATAGGAAAGGAGAATGATGATTAGTATTTGGGATCTTGTTTCATTTACCGCGGGTCTGATCTGTTTGGCGATCTTGGTATTGGTGGGATGGTCCATCATTGCCGGTCTGATCGCCGGAATCGTGACAGCGATTAAGAAACACACAAAATAGATCGGAGGTGATCCGGTATCTTGACAAGCGGGAACAGACCGCTTTTTTTGTTGTCCAGACTTTGCGGAAGACGTTAAAAGCTGCATTGTTTCGTCGCCGGACGTAAAACGAGAATATCGATTGATGGCGTAACCATCGGAGGAAATAAATGTCAGAAAATACACAAGCAACCGTTGAAACTGAAGCACTTGAGCAAGACGTCACTCAGGAAGAACAAGTCGAGACCAAGCAAGAAAAGTCAGAGCGTACCTTCACACGGGCAGAATTCGGGAAGGCAGTCGCAGCGGAGATCGCAAAAGCTCGCGCAACTTGGGAGTCTGAACAAGCGGAAATTATCGAACAAGCTAAAAGCGAAGGCGAACGCCTCGCGAAGCTAACAAAGGACGAACGCGCCAAAGAAGAGGAAGCAAAACGAATCCAAGCAATCGAAGAGCGTGAGCGAGCAATCGCAGAACGAGAAATGAAAATGGCAACAATGACGTTGCTAGCGGAAGAAGGGCTTCCACAAGAATTCCTTGGTCACGTCCTCGCTCCGACAGCCGAAGAAGTCAAAGCGAAAATTTCTGACTTGCGAAATGTTTTTGACAAAGAAGTTGAAAAACGCGTCAATGAACGCTTAGTACAAAGTACGCCTCGTCGTGGCACTATTAACGGGCTCACGAAAGAGGATATCATGGCGATTGAAAACGACGACGAGCGTCAACAAGCAATCGCTGAAAACATTCAATTATTTAGAAAGGGCTAAAATATGGCTGAAGCAAAACTAACAACAATGGCTAATCTGGGCGAAATTAAGTCTATCGATTTTGTCAACAAATTCTCAAAAAATATCAATGATCTATTGACACTTCTCGGTGTCACACGTCGTCAAGAATTGACAAGTGATCTCAAAATCCAAACTTATAAATGGACCGCAGATGTGAACGCAACCAACCCGGCAGAGGGTGAAGATATTCCGCTTTCTCAAATGGTTCGCGCAAAAGCGCAAGCATACGAGGTCGCTTGGTTCAAAAAACGTCGTTCCGTGTCAGCGGAAGCAATCGCTCGTCACGGTGCGTCAGTAGCAATCACAGAAGCTGATACTCGTCTTATGCGCGAGATTCAAAACGGAATTAAGGAGCAATTCTTTACATTCTTGAAAGCAAACCCAACTAAAAACAAAGGTAAAGGATTGCAAGGCGCACTTGCTCAAGCGTGGGCAAAAATCGCAACTTTCAACGAATTTGAAGGATCTCCAGTCGTTACTTTCGTGAATCCGGTTGACGCTGCTGAATACCTCGGAAACGCTGGCGTAGGTGCTAACGCTTCTAACGTCTTCGGAATGACTTTGCTCAAGAATTTCTTGGGTATGCAAAACGTGATCGTGATGAACGGTGTACCAGAAGGGAAAATCTACACGACAGCAATCGAAAATCTCGTCTTTGCAAACTTGAACGTTGCAAGTGGTGATCTTGGCGGATTGTTTGCGGACTTCACAGATGAAACTGGACTTATCGCAGTAGCTCGCGATCGTGCATTGAAGAATCTCACTTTCGAGTCTGTATTCTTTGGAGCAAACGTTCTTTTCGCTGAAATTCCAGAAGGCGTCGTTGAAACAACAATCGAAAAAGTAACAGTCGCAGCATAATCTAAGAGGTAAACGATGGCAGCTATTGAACTAGAGAAAGTAACGAAAGAAATTCGTTTGTTGAAAGGAATCCCGGAAAGCGACAAAGAACAAGACGAACTTTTGGCCTTAATTGTGAAGGATAGCTTCGAGCGTGTTATCGCGTTCGTCAACCGCTTTTCGGACTTTCCATTGGCAGAATTGCCGGATAGCGTGAGTTATATTCTTCGTGATGTGGCTGTTAGTCGATTCAACCGCTTAAATTCTGAAGGGGCAACCGCTGACAGCGAAGAAGGCCGGAGCTTTACTTGGGAAGACAGCTATCTAACAGATGATAACAAGGCGATTTTGGAAAGCCTAGCAGTCAAAAATCGCGCCCGTGGAATCGCTAGATTTATTTAAAAAGGGGGCGCGTATGATTTATAATGATCGCGTTGTTTTGATTTTTGAAACACGTCCGACTGATGAATTATTCGAGAAAACGGGAAAGCGTAACAGCTCACCGATACCTTGTATGAAAAATGCCATGTCAAATTATGAAATGATGGGGCTTTTTGGTAAGTATGACTTTGACGCGTTCAAGTTGCACTTGCAAGGTATCCACAAGGATTTTTCCGAAGTGATTTACAAGGGCAAGAAAATGAAAATCAAAGGCAAAAGATACCATCATAATAGCACGGTGATTTATTTATGAGTTTTACTTATAAAGTCAAGGGGCTCGATAAATATATTCGACGCGTACAAGGTAAACCAAAACAGGCAAGACGGGCAGTAAGCGCGGAGCTTCAACGTTCGGCCTTACGGGTTGAGCGTAAAGCTAAAATGAAAGCAGCAGTCGATACCGGATTCATGCGGAACGGTATCTTTGTTGCTAGAGTGGGTATGTTACGATACAAAGTAACGTCCCCGGCTGGTTATTCCGTCTATGTGGAGCTTGGAACGCGTAAAATGAAGGCGCAACCTTTCCTCGGTCCGGCATTGAAAGAAGAAAGTGAGGTTCTATTCAAGAACCTTCGCAAAATGTTTAGGAGGTGATTTATGACTTTTGAAACACCTTCAGTAAAAGCGCTCGCGAATATTCGCGAAAAATTGAAGCCGTTAAACCTTCCGATTTATTTCAATCTTCCAGAACCGGAAACGCTAGAGCCGTTTATCGTTATCGGTCAAACGAGCTCGGACACGTCGAAAACAGTCCAAACGGGGCTCATTATCGAGGATTTAGGCGTTCAGGTGGATATATTCCTACCGGGCGATGAAAGTCGCGGAGAGGTCGAAAGAGTGCGCTCTGAAGCTATCAGGCGTATAGGAAGAAATCCTAGAATGGCTACAAATGTTTTAAAAGATAATACAGTAGGTCGAGAGGTCTATCATATCGTTTTAAATTTAACAGAAATAATTTATTAAAAAGGAGTTTTAAAATATGGGTGAAGCAGAAGACAAGGCAAAAATTAAAATTACGATTGCGAAGCCAATCGTAGGGAAAAAAGTATTTTACTTTATTCAATCAATTCACGCAGAAAAAGGCACGGGAGCAATGCTTCCAGCTTATCGTAAAGATGGCTCTACCACTATGGGTGGGGAATACATCGACGAGCAAACACAACAAGGGCGTTTGCTTGAGAAAGCAACCGACGAGCACTCAATCGAGTTGACTCAATACTTTGCACCAAAAGATCCATCAGTTAAAGTTATTTTGGACGCTCAAAAAACGGGTGAATCAGTCAAAATTTGGCGCGTTATCGTTGACGAAAGCGTAAAAGAAACGTCAACTGGTAAAGACACTTATCCAGCACAATTCGGTTACGGTAAAATCACAGACGATATCGAATTTGACGACGCGATCGATGGATTTACTGAACTTAACTATACAGTCGGAATCGTTGGACGTCTTCGCGACGGGAAATTCCCGCTTTCAACGGAAGAAATTAATATGCTTAATGAAGTGTATGATTACCAAAATCCGGGCGAAACAACTGGCGATTACAACAACATCACACGCTAATTTTTCAAGCAAGAGGGCCGTCAAAAGCCCTTTTGCTTTTATTTTTTTAACTAAAAGGAGTATAAACTATGGAATTTACAGTCGGAAGCCGTGCAATCGAAATTAAATTTGATTATATGCTTATGTTTAAAGTCAATCGTGAATTATCAAGTCGCGACGACAACGGACAACCAAACGAAGACGGCGTGGGCGCGTTATTCCTTCGTATCGTGGAGCGTAACGATTCGGCTTTGGTTGATTTAATCAAGTTATGCGCGTCTAAAAAAGCGAAAGCTATTTCAGACGAGGAAGCATTGACAGCTATTTCAGCTAAATTGGAAGAATTGGGCGCGACAACTACCGAGCCAATCTTTAAAGCTATTGAAGAAGAAATGGTGGATTCAGGTTTTTTCAACGAAAAAGTTTTGAAGTATATCGAGAAGCTCGAATTGGCCTTGAAGTATTTGAAGGCGAAAGCAGAAACAGCACAAGATCAAGCAACGGCACAATTCCAGATCGAACAAACGGAAGCACAAATTGGAAGGTTGAAGAACGCAATCTCTTAATTGAGTGCGCCCGTTTAGGCCTAACAGATACACGAATCATTTATTCTTGCAGTAAAAGGGAGCTTGACGCGATTCGCGAAGGTCTATACTATCGCAGCATTGAAGAAAGAGAAAATCTTGTCGAGCTTGCCTTTAATTTACGATACACACTTAACGCGAAAAAAGCGGAAGTAAGTAAATTGAGCAAGAAAAAGGACCGTGATAAAGTTAGACGCTTATTCAGTCCAAAAGACAATGACAAAAGGAATAACGAGGATTTACTCGCGAAAATCGAACGATTGAACGAGCATTTCCGAAATAGACATTAAAAAAAGAAAAAGGAGGTGAAGTGATGGCTTTTGATGGCTCAATCGAAGCCCTTATTGGTGCGGATTTAACCGAATACGATAAGGCAATGAACGAGGTCGTGAATTCAACTAAAAAAGCGTTTGAAACGGCCGCGCAATCTGCTTCTAAAAGCGCTAATCAGATGATTCGCGAAGTTGGGGAATTAATGAACCGACTAGCAAGCAACAACCAATCGATAGGCTCTAAAATCGGTCAAGGTCTGACTGGTGGCGTAAAAATCGCTATGGGTGAGCTTCAGCGTATCGCTTCAAACATTGGCGCAAAATTGCCCGAACCCTTGAGAAATGGCCTTATCCGTCTATCAAATGATATAAAAGGCATTTTTGGAACGATGAAAAGTGAAATTTTGTCGTTCGGTTCAAAAGTTAATTCAGGGTTTAAAAAAGCGTTTAGTTTTGATATCGCAAACGCGATAAAATCACCAAAGAGCGCTTTTGCAGAAATGGCAAACAGTATCGACTCGATGGCGACACGAATCAGCTCAAAAGCTCATTCAATCGGTTCGGTATTCGCGAATTCTGCTAAAAATATGAGTGGACCTTATAAGTCCGCGTTTAATGACATTGCCAATAGTTTAGCAGCTTTCGAGGCTCGCGTTTTATCGGCAGCGCAACGAGTGACAAGCTCGCTCGGTCAAAGTGTTTTGAATCCTATCAATTCGTCATGGTCTAGCTTGTTTTCAGGCTTGACAACAAAAGCAAACGGCTTCGCGGATCGAGTTAGTAACTCATTCGGTGGGCGCTTGTTATCAGCAACGAATAAGCTCGCGACACAAGTCGGAGGGTCACTTGGAAATGCGTTTCAAACAACCGGGCAGAAAGCCGTTAGTGCTTTGACTGGAATTGTAAGCCATACGAATAGCGCCGCAAGTGCTTCTAGTGGGTTATTGAAACAAGTTATCGGAGTCGCTGCTGCATATAAGGCTTTTGATCTTGGAAAACAAGCAATCAAGAGCACAATTTCAAAAGCGGCCGAGTTCGAGGCTAAAATGAGCAATATCAAGGCGGTTACTGGTGAAAGCGCGGAAACGATGAAGAAATTCAACGACGCAGCTATTAAAGCCGGGGCAGATACAGCCTTTTCAGCAGCGGAAGCAGCGGACGCCGTGGGGGAACTAGCAAAAGCTGGGGTTTCCACGCAAGACATCCTAAACGGTGGACTTACCGCGTCCCTTAACTTAGCAACCGCTGGGGAGCTCGACTTGAAGGAAGCGGCGGAAATTACTTCGACAGCTTTAAACGCGTTCAAACGTGACGGTATGAATGCAACGCAAGCAGCGAACCAACTAGCGGGAGCGGCGAACGCTTCAGCGACAGACGTTCACGAATTGAAGTACGGGCTTTCTATGGTCGCGCCGGTCGCTTCAGGGCTTGGCTTATCATTTCGTGATACCACAAACGCCCTTGCAGTATTCGCGCAAAACGGACTTAAAGGTTCAGACGCCGGAACATCGCTCAAGACAATGCTTATGAACTTGCAACCTTCAACAAAGGGGCAATATGAAGCAATGCACGAACTCGGTATCATTACTAAGGACGGGGCGAATCAATTCTTCACGGCGGAAGGAAAAATAAAATCGTTCGCGGAAATTTCTCAAGTTTTAAAAGATAAGCTGGGACATTTAACAGACGCAGAAAAACAAATGGCCTTGAAGACGCTATTCGGTACGGACGCGGTGCGTGCTGCAACTATCGCAATGAACGAGGGAGCAGACGGCGCAAATAATATGCAAGCCGCTATCGATAAAGTAACGGCGGCTCAAGTAGCGGCAGAAAAATTGAACAACTTAAAAGGGGCTATCGAGGCCTTGAATGGTTCGTTTGAAACGTTGCAAATTAAGGTCGGGACGGCAGTCTTACCAGTGCTTACAACGTTAGTAAAATACGTTGATAAGTTAGTGGATAAGATTTCCAACTCAAAAGGCTTGCAAACATTCCTTGACGCTTTAAACTCATTGAATCCAGCTCTTAATCAGTTTTTGAACGGAACAAAAATGACCGAGGAGCAAGTTGGCAAATTTCAAAATATAATGGTTAGTTTAGAACCAGCCATTATAGGCTTGGTAGGTGCTTTCGCGTTTGGTCCGGCGGTTAGCAATCTTTCCTCACTTTCTAAAGGCTTGGGGTTTGCTGCTTCTAAAACGCTAGAATTCGGAAGTGCTTCATCCGGGGCGTTGAAAACAGCTAGCGGGTTAGTATCTAACTTCACGGGTAAAATGGCGGGAGTTCCGGGTGCTATCGGAAGCGCTGCTTCACAAGGCCTTTCGATTTTAAGCATGATGACAAGCGGAATTTCTTCAGTTATGGGAATCGCTCTTGCTGCTATTGGTCCAGCAGCTATTCTCGGGCTTGTTGTCGCCGGTTTAGGCTTAATCAATAGCCAATTCGGGCAACAAATAGATCAGTTACTAAACACAGTAACGACTAAAGGACCACAAATTATTCAGAATCTTGTTTCGGGTATCACGTCACAAATTCCGGCACTTATCGCTTCCGGTGCGGACTTAATCGCAAAACTAGCACAAGCATTCGCGACAATGTTCCCGGTTATCATTGACGCGGGAATTCAGCTTATCGCTAGCTTAGTGCAAGGGGTGGGGCAAAATGCCGGCTCTTTGATATCTTCAGCGATAACGATTATCGGAACGCTTGTAAATACGTTACTATCAGCATTACCGCAATTACTTTCTATCGGTATGCAATTACTGGTAAACGTGACACAAGGTATTTTGCAAAATATCCCGCAATTACTTTCAACAGCTCAACAAATTGTGACGAACTTTATCAGTAACTTGCAAGCGAATTTCCCTCAGATTTTAGAACAAGGGATTCAAATTTTAATGAATATCGTAAAAGGTATCGTTCAAGCGTTGCCGACGATTATTCAGATTGCGACGCAAGTTATTGTCGGATTCATCCAAACGATTCTCCAAAACTTGCCGGCTATCTTGCAAGGTGGTATTCGTTTAATTGTTACATTGGTTCAAGGCTTAATTCAAGCCTTACCACAGATCGCGCAGAGTGCGGTTCAGATTATCGGTCAATTTATCAATGGACTTGCTCAAGCATTGCCGCAACTTATTGCGGCTGGTTGGCAATTAATTGTCCAACTCGCAATGGCGATTATTAAGGGCTTGCCAAACATCGTCAAAGCAGCTTGGGATATTATCACGGGATTCGGTAAAGCATTGCTCGAGTTCATTCCGAACGCGCTTAAAGGCGTAGGCGAAGCAGTAGGGAACTTCTTCGGTGGTCTTTGGGATTTTATTTCTGGTAAGTCTGAAGAAGGCGGAGCGAAGGTTCAAGCGACAATCAGCGCGACATCGGACCATATCGAAGCTCGAAGCGGAACGACAACGGCTAAAATCACCGCAGACGCTTTTCTTGCGAATACGGGCGTAAGTACGAATTACCAACAAATGCAATCGAGCGTTAGCACGTCCACGGACGCTATGTTAATGGACGTCAATAATAATATGCTAGGCATTACCGATAGCGCTACGACTCAAACTACGACAATGCAGCAAAATGTTTTGTCTAACTTTGGTATTATGAACGCGAACGGGACTTCGCTAGCTCAACAATTCGCAACAAATAGCGACGCGGCGTTTACACAAGCGCAAACAAACGCAACGGCGCAGACAAGCACCATGAATTCAAACGTTGTTTCAAATGTTAGTGATTTAAACGCAAACGCAAGCTATCAATTAGATCAATTACTTAACAATGCGAACGCTAGCACGTCCGGCGTATCGAGTACCGCGAACAAGAACGCTTCTATTGCGAATTCTGGAGTTGTTTCCAATTTCCAACAAATGCAATCGGGCGCAACAGCCGCAACAAATACGTTAGCAAAAAGCGCGGAATCTGATTTCAATCGCGTTTCAAAAAGCGCGGAACAATCAAGCACGCAGTTATCACAATCGATAACTAAAAATTATCAAGAAATGCAAAATACCGTTACAAAAGCCATGCAAACGACAGGGCAAGCGGTTCAAACTGGACTTGATAAAATTTCACAAGTTAGCAGTCAAAGCGGTGCGCAGATGGTTAAAACGTTCAATGATACGTTTAAAAATGTTACAACAAGCGCAACAAGCGCAATGAGTTCTTTTGCTAGCACAATGCAAACGGGAATGTCTCGCGTTATGTCGCTAGCTTCTAGTGCGAAAAGTAACATTGCCGCAACGTTTGGAAGCCTTCCAGGCTTATTGAGTAACGTTGGTTATAATGCCGGCGCCGGTCTATATAATGGTCTTGCCTCAATAGCTGGTTCTCTATATTCGCTAGCAAGTAGAATCGCTTCAAATATTGCTAGAACTATGCGTTCTGCTCTCTCTATCCATTCGCCATCACGGGTTATGGATAAGATAGGGGGCTTCACGGGTGAAGGGCTCTATAATGGTATGTATAGATGGGTGAAAGACATTAACGACGTATCGAAACAATACGCGCAAGCCATCACCGATCAAGATTACCAAACAAACAGCGTACTCACTACGTCAGCAAGCGTTACAAGTGCGGGCGTTCGTTCTTCGCTTGAAAACTTGAGCGAGGACGTTAAAAACTCGCAATTATCTGAACGGAAATTTGAAGTCCATAATGAAATTGTGGGCGACAAGATTTATACAACAATCAAAGAGAAAGACGCTAGAAAACAAGCACTTTCTGAATATTTCGCGTAAGGGGGACTCATGGATTTATTGATTGAAAAAGACGGTCAAGCTCGGAAATTGTCCGAGCTGGGCTTATATAATATCGCGGTCGATGATTCTTCCCCGGCCGTGGATATTTCGACACGAACGGTAAAAGGTCGTAATGGTCGAATTTTTGACGGTTTGACCTATACCGAGAAAACAATAGAAGTAAAAGCAAGGCTTACCGTCCCAACGATGGAAGCCTTTTTTGATAAAAAAGACGAATTGAACCGGTACGTATTGGGGGATGATGGTTTTTACATTACCAAAATGTACCCCGATCGTGATGATTTATACGAGTTCGAGTTGGCCGGACAAACAACGGGCGAATTAAACCTTAAAACGATACCTCATAGAGCATGGAAATATCGTTATAAGGTCATCAATAATGGTTCGGTTGAATATGAATTTATCGGAAAATCTTTCGCCGGATTGAAATATAACGTTTCTTTTGGTTTTGTTACTTCGGAATTGCCGTATGGCGAAACAGTTCCAAAGGATATCACGCTTTTTACAAATACGTTTGATTATGCGGGAACGGCTACACTTAGTCAATTAGAAGTCCCGTTTATTGTTGAATTGACAGCAAACGCTCAACAAACGAATTTTTTCCTTGAAATTGACGGGCGACGATTTTCGTATAATCACGTCCAAACACCTATCCAACCGGGGGATAAGTTACAGCTTAGAGGGATAGAAACACGATTATTTACTGGCTTTATTAGTGATAATGTCAATAATCGGACAAATTACCAGTATTTCGAGATTAAACCAAAAGCGAATAATAAAATCCCGTGGTCTACGAATTTTAAAGGCACAATCAAGATAATCGGTTTTAAAGAATTATACAAATAGGAAGGAGGGAGAACATTGCTTACATTTTATAATGAGCACGGCGAAGGTTTTGGAGCACAAGTTGAATTCACGGTCAAAAATGCCGTAAATGGTGAGCGTTCAGTTTCAGGGACTATTATTTCAAATGATAGAGTTTTATCTGAAATTGACCGTGGATGGAAATTTGAGCTTAACGGCGAATTTTTTACCATCATTTACGCCAAGCCTCGGGACGAGGGGCGCAACCTTTCCGTTTCCTTCGACGCTGTTCACCAATTCTTTTATGACTTCGAGCACTCGAACTGTTATACCGAATTCAACGGATCACATCGTTTTGAAGTGTATATCGAGGCTATCTTCAAAGATAGCGGTTATCGATACCAGATTGAGCCAAGCGTACGAGTGAATTCTATTCGTAAAGAAAATTTCGGAAACGCCAAACGCTTAGGAATGTTTAAAGATATTATTAAAGCTGCTGGACTCGAGTTCTCAGTTTCCGGAAAAGTCGTCTTGATTACTAAAAAAATCGGTTCGGATCTTTCGACGGTCGTCCGGAAAAATTTCAATATGAACGAATTGGTGATTGAAAAAAATATCAACAAGTTCATTACATATAAACGCGGACTCGGTGCGTGGAAAGATGAAGAAGACCATAGTAAGGGACGATATACGTCGGAATATGAAAGTCCACTAGCTAGTATTTACGGACGTATCGAAGGCGAACCAGTAACGGATGAACGTTATAAAGATACCGGAAAGTTATTAGAACGCTTAAAATTTGAAGTGGATAACTCATACTCGATATCAGTCCAACTCGACATGGAAGATTTAACCCGAGCCGGTTATCAATATACGCAACCACGGGCCGGTGATTATATTATGGCTATCAATGACACGATAAGATTCCGTGAGAAAATCCGTATCGTGTCTTACGAGAGCAGCTACGACGTCACAGGACGCTTGATTAACCATAAAGTCACTTGTAACGATATCGGAAGCGTTCAAAAACAAATAAGCTCTGAAAGTTCAATTATTCGCAGCGTGGGACAAAGTAAAGAATTCGCAGAAAGCGCTCTGGCGGTCGCTACAAAAGCGCTTGCTAGTGCGGACGGTAAGAATACGGTTTATTATGGTGCAACTAAGCCAAAAGACGAGCCAATCGGGACAATAAGGCGTGGTGATATTCTTTACTTGACGGCTGGCGAAGATACAGAAATGTATATCTGGAATGGTTCGGAGTGGGAGCTTAAAAAATTAAAACTTGATACAACGGAACTTGAAAAAGAATTCGATAAAGTCAAGAAAGCAGCAGAACAAGCAAGCGCAGAAAGCAAAGCTAAAGCAGAAGAGGCTTTGGAAAATGCTAGCACAGCAACATTTTTAGCAGCAGAAGCTAGAGATCGACTGCTTGATAACATCAGAGATTTAAACGCTTTTAAAGTAAGTGCTCAAAAGGAGCGTGAAAAGTTATCAGATGAACTAAAACGCTATTCACGAGAAGAAACGACTAGTCAAATCATTGCTATTCGTGAACGTATTTCAAATGATTATGTCGCTAAAAGTACTTATGTTGAGAATGTTGAAAGCACAAAGCAACGCTTTGAAGCACTGACAAGAGATAATGAAACTAAACTAGCTGAATTTAGACAAGGCATTGACGGACGTATTGCAAATATTACAAGTCAAGTCGCTGGTAAGGTCAATGAAGTAGACTTCCAAAGAGTGAGAGAAACCACTCAGATTTATGAGCGTATCTTAGGCAAGTCCGAAGCGGACGCACCTGACAAGCTATCACGTCTTGTCATGAGTAGCGAGATATTCCAGACGGAGGTTGGAAAGTATGTAACAGATGATAACAACCTGATCGTTAATTCCATGACTATGGATAAGCATACGCTAGTAAATGCTACTAGAAATGGAGTGAATGTATCCGTAAGCGATGGTGTTTTTACGATAAAAGCGCAAGGATTGACAAGTTATAATTTCAGCGGATTTACACTTCCAATTTACGTAAAAAAAATCTATCGTGGCGAAACGTACACGCTCGGTTTTAAATATCGTATTAGGCAAGCAGTTGATACTAACTTTGTTTTTACTGTAAAAAACCACAAATTAAATAAACATCTATTATCTGCTGATATGGCAAATCCTAACACTCCAGCGTCAGACGAATGGCGAGAGTTTCAAAGGACATTTACAGTCCAAGAAGATTTTGCTTTTGGTGAGGACGAAAATTATCCATTTTATATTTACATAGCTAAGAACGGATGGATCGAATTCAAAGAGCCTATTTTAGTCCGTGGTTCAAACACTGGCCCTTACAAGCCAAGCCAATTTGACGACGCTTATAAAAAGTCAAATGAGGCTAAAGACTTAGCAGAAAATGCTCAAGCAAAAGCGATTGAAGTCGCTGAAAAAGCCGAAGAAGCAAAAAGAACAGCAGAAGCAACACGGACACAAGTCACACAGCTTGCTGGCTCGTGGTCGGTTCAAAATTTGAATAGCGCCGGTGACGTGTTAGGCGCTATCAACCTAAACCCTGACGGCTCGGTTAAAATCAATGAGGGCTTAATTTCAGTCGGAGAAAAAACCTACATTAAAGACGGTGTGATTAAAAAATCTATGATCGGTAACGCTCAAATTGGCACGGCACACATCGGAGAGATTGACGCAAGTGAAGCTAGAATTATCAATATTTCTGCTAAAAACATTGTCGCAGATGGTTTGACGGGAAACATTATAAAAGGTGGAAATTTATCATCTTTGAATGGAGAAACTAATTTCGATTTACAGAGTGGTTGGCTAAAAATGAACCAAGACGGTGTAGGTATTTTTAATCAATTTGATGGCAGGCCTATACAATATCTTATATTTCATAAAGGTGCTATCAATAACAAACCAGGTTCATATACTGCTCTAATGTCTAATTCACATGGCTGGGTGAACATGGATGATGGATCTGCTGGTATCCAGATTTGGAATACAAACGACAACACAACAGCTATCAACTTATACGGTGATGAAATAGCAATGATGTATAATGCTACTGACCAGAGAGGTATCATTTTTGATAATGTCAACAATGAAATTAAAAATGTTGAGACAATGAAAGTTGGGACAATTGGGGCAAGCCAAACAATTTGGATAAAAGGTACAAATCTAGTAAAATTATTTGATTTAATTAACCAGAATTTTATTGGCATTGAAAACTGGTTTAAACGAAACAAACTCGGTTCTCCAGGACGATATGATGTCAAAATTTAGAAAGGTGAAAAATGAACATACAAGATATAGTTATTAATGACTTAGCAATTCAACTCGCAAATAAGACGATTGAATGCGCAAATTACAAGGCGCTTTATCAAGAAGCACAAGCGCAAGTGCAAGAATTACAAGCACAAGCACAAGTAGAGACAGAAAAAGAGGAACAATAATATATGACATTTACAGTAGTTAACAAATTTTTACAAAGCAATAACCGTACATTCGTAGCAATCAGACAAGAAGAACCATACACAGCTTTTGACCGTGTTCTGATTGGTGACAGAACAAATGAGTCAAATGATGATTTAATTAAAGCAGTATTGGCTCAAGTAACTATCGAGTTCAATCCAGCAGACAGCGTGAAGCAATTACAAGAAGATTTAATCACGCAAGAGCAGACATACAACAAAAAGCTGGCAGAAAAAGACGCGCAGATTGCAGAAGTGAAAGCCATTGCGAATTGGTCTGTATTGGCTCGGGTAACTGATACGGACAATCCGCTAGATCCTACGCTTTACAAAAAAGGACTTGAATTGGTTGATTTAGGACAGACTGGCAAGACTTACAACCCGCAAGAGATTTTCACGCTTGAAAATCCTAATCATATCGAACAATTCCAAGAAGGTAAGCGTGTTATGGTTCAAGTCAACGAGCCATTCACTTATCAAGGTCAGACATTGGAGCAGTTGGAAGAATTACACCAGAACGGAAAAATCGGTATCTGGAAATGGGAAGTACCAAAAGAACCAAAGAAAGAAGAACCATCTAGTGAGTTAGAAACTCAACCTGTTCAGTAAGAGGTGGCTTATGCAAGATTTAGCATTTCATGAACTACTAGAGCACCTTAAAAACCTTTCATACAGCCCGTATATCCATTTCTTCTTTTGGTTGATGGTACTTGATATTGTAACGGGATATATCAAGGCATTCAAGACTAAACGGTTTGATAGCAAGGTAGGTACAATGGGATTGATTAGACATTTTGTTGTATTCCTTGTTATCTTGCTAGTGGCTATGTATGCCCGTTCTTTAGGTTTTCGTAGCTTCGGGATTGCTTGGACAATGTTTTTCTCGTTCAATTATCTGTTTTCAGTCATTGAAAATTGGGAAATTATCGGTCTTGCTTTCCCTGAATTTTTGAAGCCTTACATTAACCAATTAAAGAAAGATAATGCTCGTAAAATTGGGCAGTTACTTGTAAATATAGACCAAAAAGACAAAGTAGAAGTAGAACTCGAAGTAAAGGAGAAATAAAATGAATAAAATTAACTGGTCAGTACGACTTAAAAATAAAAACTTTTGGCTTGCCTTAGTACCAGCTTTAGCACTACTTGCACAAGCATTTGCGAATATCTTTAATTTTTCACTAGAGTTTGGCGACACAGTTGATAAAATTCTAGTGTTTATCAATGTTTTATTTGCGTTTCTTGTATTGGTTGGTGTTGTCAATGATCCGACAACCGCCGGACTTTCAGATAGTGAAAGAGCGTTAACTTATACAGAACCTAAGAAAGACTAGATAGGGAAGCCTTATGGCTTCCTTTTTGATTTTAAAATGAAAGGGGGCAACCTTTGAAGAAAGTTATTAAACGACAAACGGGAGTTTGCGTTGACGTTCGGGATAGTCTGAATAGAGTTAAAGAAGAATTTTATAGCCATGATAAAAATAACGCTTATATCGAATTAAAACTAAACGGGCTTAACGCTGAAAAAGTTATCGTTTTATTCAAATTTAAAACAACTAATCGGCTTTTGGAAGTTGCGGGAATAGTCGAAGACAACCTTGTATCTATTCCATTCGATACTAGCTTAATTACGACAGATGAAATCGTTGACGGGTTCGTTTACGCTGAAAAAGTCGTACAATCGGCAGATATTCTAAAATTCTCATTTGGGGTTCGTGTTTCAGAAATTGACAAACATAGCGAATTGCCCGTTATCGAGAAAGAAACTAAAAGAATTGTCGCTGTAACTGATATTGTTACACTAGCGGAACTAGAAGAAGCAGTTAAAAAAATTCATGTCGAGGGCGCAACTTATGACGATAGCAATATTCGTACCGAAATAAGCCGTATTTTAGCTGATATTGAAGCCTTAAAGACAAAGACAGATAAAGATACCGTATATGACGATAGCTCCTTAAAACAGCGTTTAACGGCGTTAGAAAGCAAGCCTGAAATTGATACAAGCAACTTTGCAACTAAGCAAGAGTTACAAAACATTGCCTTAACTCCCGGACCAAAAGGCGACAAGGGGGAAACTGGCGAGCGTGGACCAATCGGACCACAAGGCCCGCAAGGTTTACAAGGTATCCAAGGACTAACTGGACCTAAAGGAGCGGACGGGCTTCAAGGACCTACCGGACCTATTGGCCCTCAAGGTTTGCAAGGCGAACGAGGACAAGACGGACAAAGAGGTGAGCAAGGACCAATCGGACAGACTGGCCCCGCTGGACCTACTGGACCTCAAGGGCCTGTTGGTTTAACTGGTCCAAAAGGTGAGAATGGCCGTGATGGCGTTGGTATTCCTCAAAAATTAATCTTGACCGGAACGACTTTAACCCTATCAGACGGTGGGGGAAGTGTTACGCTTCCAACTTCAACAAGCGGGAATACTGGACAAGTCAACCAGTATGAAATACACGGCACGGGCTTTCCTAATGGAAAAGTAACTGCACCAGTCGGAACTACTTATGTCGATACCGCTGTAACAAATGGAGCGCTTAAATGGATAAAACGACGTGGAAATGATAATCAAGGTTGGGAGGTGTTGACTGGTGACACTGGTTGGCGCACTTTGAATATCCAGTCTAAACTTGGAAATTCATTTCTTAAAGTCCGTAGAAAGAACGATACAGTCATGTATCAATTCGGTGGGCTTTCTTGGGGTTGGTTCGGTGTCGTTCGTAGAGGTGGAGCTGGATATAGTCCGCAAGGGAGCGACAGGGAAAGAAATTGTTACATTTTAGGGTTGAATGGAGTCCCGATTGGCTTCCGTTCAGAGTCTAGTTTGATTGGCGGGATTTATAACGACAAGGGGACGCCGTATGGCACATGGTACCTTGGTGGGCCAGGCGACAGTAATATGTTGAGATTCCAATTCACTGACCCTGTCCCAACTGACAGAGATATTGGGGATATCCGTGTCAGCTCTATCTCGTACTTAACAAGCGAACCTTGGCCAACGACATTGCCATAAAATGAAAGGAATTTAAAATGGTAGAAATTGACAAAAGTAGATTAAGAACGGATCTCCCGCAAGTGGGAATTCAACCATACAGACAAGTCCACGCTCATTCAACGGGCAATAGAAATTCGACGGCTCAAAATGAAGCAGATTACCACTATCGCAAAGACGCAGAACTTGGCTTCTTTTCTCACGTTGTGGGAAATGGCCGAATCATGCAAACATGGCTTACTGACCGTGGAGCGTGGGACGTTGGGGGTGGCTGGAACGTTGAAGGATACGGACACGTTGAATTGATTGAAAGCCATGCTACAAAAGAAGAATTCATGCGTGATTATAAGTTATACGTTAAATTATTGCGTGACCTTGCAGATGAAGCGGGAATTCCAAAAACACTTGATTCTGACAGTTTAGCTGGAATTAAAACTCATGAAT